ATATAAGATGACCAGTAAAAGATTAAAAGTTAGATTTTTTTAGTTTTAAAATAATTTTGTTCTTTTTTGATTATAGTTATGAACGTACTCCAAAAAACAAAATATTCATCGTCATAACTTGGAATATAATTTATAATTCCATCTTCTTTTATCATTTTCATTACTGAATTAATCCCACCTCTACCTTCTGGATCCATTGGCTCATTAACCATAACACTTATTGTTTCCATTAACTCTTCAGTTACATTCGGCGATTCAAGATTAATAATCTTGTTCATTACAGCAAAGTAATCGTTACCATATGTACCCCATTTTGTTTTACCTTCAACAATTGTTTTCAACATATTATTGTCAGGTTTTTCACTTAACAATTCATTTGTACGTTCAATTATCCAATCAGAATCTTTTTTTTCTTTTCTCAATTCTGGAAATAATTTCAACGTTTTTTCTTCACCAATGTTTTGTAAACCAGAAATATTATCACTGCTATCACCAGCAATCATTTTTATTAATCCAACATTACCTTGATGATAATCAAAATAAGTATGAAAATTTTTATCTGTTATCACAACCTTTTTATTCAAAAGATATATTTTAACATCTTCAGATATTAATTGTAATAAATCTTTATCCGAACTCAATATTAATTTGATTTCGTTTGGTGAATTTTTACAGTAATAAGCAATACCGTCATCAGCTTCACATTCAGCAACTTCAACTTGGCGAATATATAACTCCTCAAGGTATTGTTTAATTCGAATACGTTGTCTACCAAGATCATAAATTTGTTCTTCAGTATATTGTGAGTTTCGATTTTGTTTGTAATATGGATAATATCCTTGACGATATTTTTTTGAGTTTTCACCTTCCCAAAACACCACAACCTTTGTTATCCCATATTCGGAATAAAATCTTTTTATGGTGTTTATAAAATGAAAAATGGCACCAACACTACCATTTTCTGTTTGGGTATTTTTGGTGCCATGAAATCCAATCTTTAGCAAATTCTCACCATCAATCAACAAACTGTTAACCTTAGGTTTCTTAATCTTCATAATCAATTGTTCCTCTATCTTCTGTTTCAATAATTTCTAAATCATCAACATTATCAATTACCTCACCCATTTTTGCAAATTGAGATGCGATATAATTCATATGTTCTAATTTATATTTTGCGATTGCTTCTTTACCCTCATTATTTTCTTTACTACCACGTCTGTCACTTTTTAGGAAACCTTGTGGTGTAATTATAATGTTTGAATCTTTATATCCAAGACCAGTGATGTGATTTTTATCTACAGTGATTTTACTTCTAACAGCTATGTTAATAGTTCTACCGTTTTTAGTTGCATCAATCTTTGAAATACCAGATTCAGCTTCATTACCAAAGCGGAAAACAAGTGTAGATGATTGGTATAATGCTTCACCACCTTTTGGTTTCATCTTAGGTTGTGCACCATAAACCAATGGAATTTGTACCCAAGGTAAATTACATACAACTAACCCAGCAAGATAAGGTGAATTTTCTTTTCTTGTTTTATTGATTCTTTGGTTTATACCCATATTGATTTTCTCAGCAAGAACACCAGCGGTATGTTGTTTACCACCTTTACCTTCATAAGTCATTTTACATGGTACTGAACCGACAGAATCCCAAAAGAAACAAACATCTCTTTTTAATTTACCTGATTCTTGTGCATCAAGAACTTTATTAATTTTTTCAGTAACTAATTCTATCCAATCAAGTTCATCGAAATAAAGAAAGTCACCAATCCAATCTTGTTTTTCTTCATCCCAATCAACCTGGAAACCCATCAATTTAGCATGTTCCCATGACCATTTCTTTTCAGTTATAAGAAACACAGGCATGATACCTTTCTTTTGCGCATCCACCGCTGAAGCAATAAGTGCACTTGTCTTACCAGCATTTGAATGCCCTATAAACATGTTAATGTGTCCCATTGCAGGGCCTGGGAGACCTGTTGCTTCTAAGAATGCTTCACCACATTCAAGAAATAAATCTGGTTTATATTTAGTTGTACTCACACCAAGTTCTTTCTTTAAATCATCAAGTGAGTATTCAGTTTTTTTAATGCCTTTAGCCATAACAATTTTTTATAATTTGTATTAGTTTAAAAAACCCCCAAATTGCTTGGGGGTTTTGGTATGTTATTATTTACTTAGAAAGGTAAATCGTCAATATTCATTACCTCGTCTTCAACATCAACGTTGTTATTCGCAGTAGGTGCGGATGTTGGGTAGTTAGTAGTTTGTGTTGGTGTTGGAAGGCTTTCATCATCTGATTGCGCAACAAACTTTTTAAGTTCTGAACTCCATACAGGTACTGAACCTTGTGCAACAATTCTCAAATATTCAACAGATTTCTTAGAATAAACATCTTTCCATGTTTTAGAATCATTCAACCAAGTATTCATTTGGTTTTCATCTGTAGAAAGTGGTGATGTTTCTTCAACCATGATTGAAGCGATTTTGGTAAATTCTTTTCCTTTACCTTTAGATGTGTCTTTTACAAGACTGATATAGATATCACGACCAGCAATAGGGTTCCATATAGCGCCAGCGCCACGACCTTTTGCTTCTTGTCTTTTGATGATTGCTTGTAATTTGTCCATTACACCTGTACCGTTACTAACGTGTGCAAATCTCCAGAATTTAACACCCTCAGCTTCTTTTCCTCTTAAGATACATCTAACGATGTAATAATCAGAAGCTCTATATTTTTTTGCATTTTCTTGGTCGATTTTGTCACCGCCTCTCAAGAACTGATAGGCATCGTTAAGTGGTGATTCTTCTCCATCCTGAGCAGGATCATAGAGTTTTACATAATTTTTCCCAACTTTAATGTTGTTGAATCTTTTCTTTTCGTAGAATTTGTACGGATCATCTTGGTTAGGTAGAATCCTAACAATCACTTCTCCTTCGTTTACACCTTCTGGTAAACTTAATGAAAGGTACTGTGTTAAATCAACTTTTTTACTTTGTGAAAAGTTTGAATTGTCCTTTGCTTTTGCATAATCTGTTGTTACGTCTTCGGTGGCTTTGCCCCAGTCTAAATTTTTGTAGTCTAACATAATGTTTTAATTTTATACTACAATAGTAAGCATTATCAAAACAAAAGTCAAGTTTTTTAAAAAATTTATTAGAACATTTGTGTCTGGTAAGCCTTTCCGAATACTAAAACACCTGGATTTTGTGATACAGAACCGCTCGTACTATCTTGAGTAACATATGAACCACCAGCACCTAATAATGTATAGTGATTTAATGTTATTGAACTAAATGGCATTGAAATCATATTACCGCAAGCAAGATCAAAAGTAACACCGTCAACTGTAACATTGATAATGTCACTACCAGTACCGCAACCGATAAAACCAATTAAACCAATATTCCATTTTGGTGTTGTTGAGGAACCTTGATATGGTGTATTTTGGGGTGTATTTCCTTGTAGGAAACTATTTGTTGAATCTGTATTACTGTCTGTTAAAGTTTGACCCAAAGTCAAACGTTGCATAAAATTTTGTATCATTATTAAAAAGTTTTTGCTTCTCTTGCATCTTCATCATCATTATCAATATAGAAACTCTTTTTAACATCGTTTCTATCATAATTTGACATTAATGCGTCCATCATGGACATTTTATCTGGCTTACCTTCAAGTTCGGTTTGGTTCTTATAACCATTACCTTCCAAATAATCATCATCTGTTAAATTATAAGGATATGACTTTGCAGCCATTGCTTTTCTTCTTTCATCTTCTGTTGGTGGGCGCATTAATTCAACTTGCTTTTCAAGATCATTCATTTTCTGAATAATTCCATCCATTTTGTTTAATTTACCATCAATGTCGTTAATCTTGTCAAATACCATTTGTAATCTATTCAAACTTCTGTGAGTTTGTTTTACAAGTTCTTTTGTATCATTTACAATATCAGTAACATCGATTTCAACGTCAGGTTCGCCACCCATCTCTGGTTGAGCAGTCATATCTGGAGCTACTGGAGCTGCGGCATTAGGATCAGCTGTACCAGCATCTGGCATAGGTGTTGCATTTGGATCTGTCATACCAGCATTAGGGTCTGCTGAAGCATCTGGTGCCATTGCAGTTGTGTCACCAGCTGCATTAGGATCAGTAGCTGGTTCAGCTGGTTGTTCCTCATCAGCTTCATAAAACTTATAAACAGTTTCCTTCAAAAGATTATCATTATAACCAAGAATTTGCTTATATCTCTTAACCTCATTTTCAAGTAACTTTTCCGAAATATTCTTTCTCATATTATAAATTATCTAATATATGTTCTTCTTGTGTGGCTTATAGGCATATCTTCTCTAAGAAGTTCTCTACCATCTTCTACCACTAATTTTTTTTCAATAACGGTTCTTTCTATAAGTCCGTCCTGTGTTCTGATATAACATTTACCAGTAACTGCATCACAAACCTCTTCACCAACTTGATTATTTGCTGGAGTTTGATTTATGAAATTATTTAATTTGTTATCAAAATTGTTCATAACAGTATTATTTACTATAAATAGTTATAATTTAACTAAAGTTAGGCTATATTAGTATTAGTATTTAATATGTTTGCCGCATATTTTGCTTTATCTGCCCAACCTGATTGCGGTGACCCTTCATATATTCTGAAAACCCAATCATTTGTATAATTAATATCAGTACTTGTTTTAAAAGTA